CCAGGCCCGGCGCACAGCTGACAACTGGAGTCGAACCTTGTACACCGAAGCTGTAACAAGTCACATCACGGGGTCAACAGCACAGCCACTCCTCACTCGCTTTCCGGCTTACCCCGGGTTGCGGGCGCCCTGCATCCCACCCGGATGTGGATCGGTTGAGGTTGGCGAAGATCCTCGCCCCCCAAAGCACCCAGGCCGAGTTAAGACTCCGCTAACTTTGGACGGGATTGGGATCGCTGAAACTGTGCCGGCTGTTCCACGCGTCGACCAAGACGCTGAGATGACGGCAATCACGTTACGAATGCTCACCGCGCAAACGAACGTGAGCCCTGATGCCTTTGCTCGTTACAGAGACATGCAGGGAGAGGCAGCTAAATTGCTGATGGACATTAGACTGACCGGGAGCGCTACGATGCATAATGATTGGATTAATCAAGCAAAGTTCCCATTGAATGTACGTCAAAAATTTTTGAAAGCCTGGGGAAAAGCCGACCAAGGTGAAAGTATACCTAAGAAAGGCGTGTTTAATGCTTTCGTCAAATTCGAAAAGATGAAAAGTGTTGGTATGACAGATATAGAAGGGTTGAAGACGCGATTGATTAATGGACCACCTGATGCCGTAAAGGTAGCTGTGGGACCGTGGACTGCAAGATTGTACTCCGCATTGATCGACGTTTGGGATGGCATCAAATGCCACGTGTGTTATGCATCTGGCAAGACACCCGATGAAATCGGTCGCGTTTGCGACCGGTACGCCCAGTCCGTTGGTGGGTGGGAAAATGTAGTAGCTATCTGGGATGATTGCACTGCATATGATTCCACGCTAGAAAACGAACTTCTTTCAACCAGAGATACTGTGTACCCAGCTGTGGGGTTCCCTCGCCAGACGATGGCGTGGATGCACTCTGTGTCACCTGTAGGTGTGACGCCCCACGGTCTGAAATATGACTTAGGTAAGAAAACCCTCATGGATATCAACGGTAAGCCTTACGACGTTGATATGATTAAGTTGAGGTCGGGAGAGCTTGACACTGGATTGATTGGGACGATTGTTAATGCCTTGGCCCACGAAAGTGGGTTGCCGGCAGACATGAGTTATCTGATGCTGGTGTGTGGAGACGACAACCTTGTCCTTACACGTAAGGATACTTTTGACGAGAAAGTAGCACATAATCTCAAGAGTCACTTAGAGGCACTGGGTC